TACTCGCCAAATAATTTAAATGCGTTTGTCATGCGTTCTTGTGTATCTTCTAAACAGGCTTTGCATGCCGGATCACCAAAGTTAGAACATTTGTCATGACATACATCAAGTGGGTCAATATGCTTTACTTTTTGTTCAAACGCCCATATCATTTCATCTAGTATTTCGTTCCAGCGTTCTTCAGAAAGATTGCTAGGAAATCCATGTGTTGTTGCTTTGAGTTGTACAAGCATAGGATGAATAATCATAGCAAGTGTACAATCCATATTCCAAGTGTCAAACGGTTCTATTTCAACATGTTCGGCTCTGTTCTTACGATATGGACCTATGCGGACTTTCATGATACTTCACTTTTACCTTTGTCAAGAGGAACAATATTAATCATTCCTGCGTCTCTACTAGTATCCATACCTTCTTCTGCTAACATGTTATATACAATGTCTCTAAACCAACGATCTACAATATCTTCTTCTTTGTCAGATTCAGTACCATAGTCGTTTGCAATAAGTTCTTGAATAAAGTAACTGTTCCAATCAAGTTCGAAGAATCCGTTGCGGATGTTGTCTTCGTTTACTTGCATATCAAGTACATTAACCCAAGGTAATTTCTTACGTGTAGCATATGCCTTTGGATCACGAACTTTGATAACTTCTAATTCTTTGGCTTCTAGTTCTTTTTCCTTAGCAGTGATACCAGTAATATCTTTTAGCCATTTTTTCATAATCCTAGTTTCCTTAATTTATCTGCGTCTACTACTTTAGGTTCCCCAGGCGTTGCCGAAGAGCGAGATGTGAAGTCTTGGGGTAAAACGCCAGCCCCTTTCCATACATGCTTCTGCGACATCTTTGACGTTGAGGTTGTATTCTTCCGACCTACCACCGAGCGGCATAAGATACACAGGGCATTCCACACCTTTGTTACGATACGCTTCAACAGCCCGAGTAACTTCATCAAAGTCGTCGTTACTAGCGACAACAAACTTGAGATAAATGTCACTACCGTCAACACTGCTATACTCGCGAGCAACATCAGGCAATATAGCAGTTTCCCAAGGTTCTCCCGAAACACTAAGTTTTGGGGAACAACTCCAAGTAACTTCAAATCTGTCTTGATCCATGAGATAGTTGAAGAAATCGTCGTGTAAAGGTTGTGTAGTGTTTGTTTCAAATGTAACATTTTTTAAATCCTGCATACGGGGATGTTCGAACAGTTCGATATACAATCGCTGCCACGCTAATAACGGTTCACCACCTGTCATAATAAGGTGTACATCCTGACCATTATCCATTGTCCACTTGCCTTCTGGTGTAAGTGACAATAGGTGTTCAACTACTTCGTCAATAGTTGCTTCTTTGTTAAAGTGTTTGAATTCTGGATAGATACTTGCATATGTATCACAGCCTGTATGAATAATTGGCAAGTCTTCAAACTTTTCAGTTGTTTCGTGTACACCTGCGTCAATTAATGCTTTTACTTCTGCATTATAACGGTTACCTTCTGCATGTTGCTCCCAACGATTTTTTGTTTCGTTAGTACCAAAGTTCATACAACGAAAGTTACAACCAAATGTACGCAAGAATACACTTGGTACTCCTACATACTTGCCTTCACCTTGCACACTATAAAATGCTTCTGAATAGCGTAGTTTCATTCACACGCTCCTTCTTTTAAATATTCAGGCTTAACCATTTCACAAACAACTTCTTGTGTTGCGCCGTCATAAAACAACCAAGCATTGATTTCACGCTTTAGATACCAGCCACCGACACCTATCGCAATAGCAATTAAAAGTCCAATAGTATATATTGCAATTTTCATCTCGATGCAAACTCCTGTTGTAGTTTCATATTAACTCCTAATACTGTATTATAACACTGATGACAATAATAGTCAACAATATTGTTGGCACTTCGTTTAATATACGCATTTGCCTACCTGTGTAACTAAAGTCACCGTCTGCCATTTTTCTTCGTGTTGAACTTAACCAACCATGAAACCCGAACATAAGAAACACTGCTCCTGCTTTGACCCAAGGCCAAGTAAGACTCCAGTCAACTACACCGAAACTTACTAGTGTCAGCCCTGACACTAGTGTAGCAACCATAGCAGGAAGCATAATAAACTTTTGAAGCTTATATTCCATAGTTTCTAAAATGCGATATACTTCATCAGAATAACCTTTATACTCTAAATGATATACCATAATCCTTGGTAAGTAGAATAGTGCCGCCATCCAACTAATGAGCGACACTATGTGAATTACAAGAACCCAATCATACATTAACGTTCAACCAACGGTTTAGTATTGTTTGAGTCGTGATAATCGCCTGATTTGTAATAATCACGACTTGCTTCTTCTTTAACCATAATGCCATTACGCATACGATATGTAATAATTTCTCTACGAATTACTCCGCTTGTGTCAGCATCGAATGCTGCTTTAAATGGTCCTTCACTCATCTTGATGCAAACTCCTGTTGTAGTTTAATATTGTCAAAAAACTCTTTCTTTGTACCTGCGTCATCTTTAAATGCACCACGCAACACAGTTGTTTGTGTAAGACTACTGGTTGCCATAATACCTCGATTTTCACAACAACCGTGTGTTGCTTGGATATATACACCTAAGTGTTCTGCACCTGTTGCTTTTGCAATCTCACGTGCAATGTCATTTGCAAGTTCTTCTTGTAGCGTCCCACGTCTAGCACACCATTGTGCAATACGTGTATACTTGCTCAAACCAATCAGTTTGTCTGCGGCAATAATACCAATGTATGCAACACCTGCTACTGGCTGGTGATGATGCGAACACATACTTTTAAGTTCACTTCGCACAACAAGCATACCTTCGTAACGATCGTCTGAATCGTTTGGAAATGCTGTTGCTGTTGGTGCAGGATCATAACGTCCCGCCATAATCTCATTAAAGTACATCTTAGCAAGACGTCTTGCTGTACCTTGTGAATTAGGATCGTTATGACGATCAATTAATAGTGCATCTAACACACCTTCAAATGCTACTGTAGCATTTTCAATAAGTTCTTCTTTATCACCTTTTTGTAGGACTTTAGAAATGTTGTCGCCAGCCCAGTAACGAATGCCTAGATCTTCTAGACGGGCTTTTAATTGTTCCGCTTTGCTCATTTATGTCTCCGATGTTTAGGCAGTGGATTGCCATGAAAAATGGTATACTAATAAAAGTATACCATGTATTTAGGTAATTGTCAAGTTAAAAATATTTTTCTAACATTTCTAGTTGATCATTATACTCTGCTACAATTTTAAGTTCTTGTTCAATTGCTTCGAGTACATCAGGGTGTTCTCCGACACCTGCTGAACTTCGTAGATAAACTTCTACGTTCATTGCATGTTTAGCAATATGGCCTTTAGCATGATCCTTGATTGCTTGGATCATATTCTCTCTAGTGTACTGTCCTACGCTTGCCATCATAAATCCTTTTGTGTTTATTGATAACAATATAATAACATAAATTTAAACTAAAGTCAACCTTTTTTCTTTGCTTCCCATTCTGCTTTTTTCTTTTGGTACTCTGATTCGCTTAGCCTGTGCCAGCCAATACATTTACCTGTTGGTGATCTTCCACATCCGCACATTTATTCTTCCAGTTCTTTAAAAAGTTGCATTGCAAACTCAAATGCTCTATTTGCTTCGTCTGCCATATCGTCATGTAATTTAGCTCTAGTATCTTGTATTAGTTTATACGAATCTTCAAAATCGTACATTTTACCTGATCCAGGAGCACGTTTCTTAATCATTTGCCCACCGTGCAATTCACCAAAGTGTCTTACATAAATGTGTGCAATTAGTCCTTCGCCTTCTAAGTTGTTAACATAGTCGACATACTCTTGAACAACTGGACACAATACAGATTCGTCTCTTTCGATGCCGAACTCTTCTTCCAGTTCTTCCATATCTGCGAGCATACCAGGTGCTCTGCAAATTCCTTCAATGCCTTCTAGCATACCAGCATCTCTTGCTGCTACCTCTAGTGCTTCGTACTGTACATATTGATTGTAAATAAATCTATGATATTCGGGTGCAGGCATACCTTTAAGTAGTTTACGTGCAACAACCATACGTTCTGCGTTTTGGTGATTCTCCCAAGTGAGTTCTTTTAGTTTTGCACTCATAGTAAGGTCCTTAGTGCTCTGTAAATCTTAGGAACATATACCCCAAAAAATACTAAACCCCAAAAGCCTGCCATTAGTATAGCATACTCGGGCCATCTTTCAAAATCTAAATACAAACCTAAGCTGATTAGTATAATCCACGACCAGTCAGTATAGCCGTGTATTCTTTTAACCTTTTGAGCGCCAAATTTTTCGTGTAATTCGCTGCGTAGTTTAGCAAACCAAGGACACACGTGACGTAATATCACAAAACCTTCGTTTACTACCATTATTAAATAACCTATAATAAAAGCAATCATATTAATTCTCCATCATAGTTATTTATCATTAAATGCTAGTTTAACTAATCGTACTCATATGGGTATACTAACCAAATATCTTCTTCTGCTTTATTTACTTCGTCCCAATAGTATCTTACTTCACCGAAATCGCTGCTTAGATTTTCTGTCATTACAGCAAATCTTACATTCTGGCCCCATACAGTATCCCAATTAGGATGATCAGGCAAACATCCACTTTGCCAATCTTGTTTAATCCAGTTAAACGTAGCACCAGTGTCGTTGATATCATCTACGATAAGTATGTTTTTCTTTTTATCCGGATGATTAGTCGACTTTTCAAAAATGCCATCTCTGTCATATGCTTGCAAGTAACCAAAAGCATCTTCTGCCATCCAGCAGTTACTTTCACTTTCTCTGTCGTCATCTCGTAAACTAACTTTGAGTGCATTACATGGTATGTCTAACATGTGACTTAGTATAACTGCTAAAGGCATTCCGCCTCTGGTAATACCTACAATATAGTCAGGCCGCCAGTTGTCTTTGTACATTTGTAATGCAATATGTGCTGCTGTTTTATGTACATCTTCCCAATTATAGTGTTTTTTATTCACTTTTGTACTCCATTTCAGTTTTAATTTCGGTGCCTTGTTTGTCGTTTGCAATTCCTAATGCCATAGATTGTATCTGCTCTATTAAATGATTGCAAGTGTCATGGTCGTAATCTTTTTCTGCCTGTTCAGAAAACTCGTTGCGTAAACGATGCACTTGAATCGCCAAGTCGTGCATAACATTTATACGTTTAATTAGATCTTCAATTGTATGTTGCATTAAAACGGCACCTCGTCATCTTTTTCATGGTTACCTACATAGTCTTGATGTACCATTTTGTAGATAGATTTAAGATTTTCAAATGCTTTTTCAAGTGCAGGATAGTGTTCGCACATATTATTGATTTTGTCTAAACTAGGCATTATATCTACAAACTCAGTTTGTTCCCAAGTAATACCATCCCAACGAGTTGAATCTTCAAGTGTAATAGTATCTGGACCTAGAGTAATAGTACTAACACTAATACCATCCACAGTATATAGATCTTCGTTTATAGATGTGTCTATAGTAACATTGGTATCCATATCTTTTGTTATCCACTCACTTGTAATATCAAAAACATAATCATTATCTTTATCACTCATTAGCAATTGCTCCATATAATGCTTTACCAGAGAAATAGTTATGTGAAAGTGTCGCAGCTTGTTCGTAGATATCAAATTCATAAGTGTCGTAATTTTCAATGTAGTCTCTTAATTTTGCGATTACTTTATCTTTGTTTGCAATATATGCATCAAAGTTCTCTGTCCATTCGCTAGGATATTTAAATTTATCTCTAGCCATTTCACTGTAACTTAATCTATCAGGCACCATTGGAATAGCATCTAACAACGCACCTTCATACCAACTAATACCTAATGTCTCTTGCAAGTTCGCACTAAACACAACCTTTGCTTGACCTAATAGTTTGTGATATTCGTGCTTGGATAGTTCCTGCTCTTGACATATAACAAATTCATATTCAGGCATAGACTCTGCTAAGTCTCTAAATATTTCAACTTGCTTCTCAGGCGCTACTCGATGCGGAAAGAGTATTAAGTTACGTTTTTCTTGTTCGTCGTATTCTGAAATACATAGTTCATCTGACAAATATTCCATAGGCCAGCCTACACGATGTATTTTATCATAATCAATATTATAGTCTTCCATCATTACATCTGTAAACATATCAATATGGAAGTCAGTTGCAAAGAAGTTATGATCATAGCATTCAAACATTGACATTTCAGCATGTCTGACCCAAGGCTTATCGCCTATTAGTCGTCCAAGGAAATCTGCAGGGTCGTAGGAGCCGGCGTGCCAAAGCCCTCCGACTCTAATACGTACTCCCAATAACTCTGCCATATACCGTAACTGAATAACAGTTGGGTTCCAAGCATCTGTGTATAAAAAGTAATCATTGTCTTTAATTATCCCATCACAAAACATTTCACCAATTAGTTCAAGTTGCTTAGACTTGTATACATTAGTGCCTCCGAAGTTAAGAAAAGCCCCAGGCGTAGTAGCCTGAGGCGTCTCTCCCCCAGATACGACTTCAACTGTTTGATTAGTTGCAAGCCGTATCTGTTCTGGTAAATGTGTCTTCCACTGCTTAGTATATCGAGTGTCGACGGCTTCTATATCTACAATATAGATTGTCATAACTAACGCCTATTTGCGTTTCTTGCCTTTGCACGTAACCAGTTCTTGTACTTTTCGTACGCTTGCCAATTACGGTCGTCTCTCTTATAAAGAGCTTTTTCATCAAAGACCTTGCCTTCAAAACGGCAATAGTCGCGGTATTCGTCTAAGTCACTAAAAATTTTATTAACAACTGGGTTATTGATCGACATTATGGTTCCCTTTATTATGTCTTATGGATATACTATTTGGCAGCCGTTTTCGCCATCTTCGGCTACATCGATGACTACAAAACGGCCTGGATACTTTTCGTTAATCTGTAAGTACAAATCGTCTGCGATCATCTCGCATGACTTATAGTCTAACTGAAGTAGATCTTCTTTATATAAGTTTTCCAACCAACGTTTGAATTGGATAAACTCAATATCTCTGTCATTGTGTGTTACTTGTATCTGCACTTTAAAATGAAACGTATGACGATGTGGATAGCCTAAGAAGCTTACATCATATTCATCCCCTGTTGCTAGTGCTGGATCTTCTAACGCTGCTGGATACTTATGAATACCTTCTTTGGTAAACGTTACCCAGATGCTGCGTTTTGCATTTTCTAGTTTAGACATCTTAGCGTCCTCTTCTTTGTTACGCCGTTTCATGTAATTGTAATATGATTCTTGCTGTGCTTCTTCGGTCATTTTAAGATAACATCGTTACGATATTTTAACCAATCAGTAAATTTGTCATGTGCCATTAAGTCATGTAGACTGTGACACCAGACACCTGGATTAGTTGCTCTGTAAGATTTGTCATCTATCTTAACCATTGTATTATAGTTCCATAATTTAACATATGGTATCGGGACTCTTATTTGCGGAATAAAGTTATCAAATTCACATAATCCGCCTTCGTGAAAGTTTTCTACACATTGCATAGGAATATCTAGTGTGCAAAGATAATCTTGTTTTAGGAAACTTAAGATTAAATTTTCCCAAGGAGCCCATTCTTCAGATACACCAGCGGCAGGGCTAAAACTATGATTAGCACCAAAAAATATGTGTTTACAGTTATTGTTTTCGTATAACTGTTTTATTTTATCTTCACGTTGCACGCCATCGACAAATAAGGTTCGTAAACCAAATGCCGGTGTTTGCTCAACTTCTATCCCTATAAAGAAGGACGCATCGTCTGCTTCACCATCTTGGTATTCTCTTCTCACTTTTTAGTCCTTCAACCGTCGTTCGATTCTGTATATTTCATCCTTGAGCCACAATTTTTTAGTTTTTAGGCGGTATAGCTCGTCTCCGCTTGTATAATTATTATATAGTATTTTTATTTTATTGTCAAGTTCTTTATGCTCTTTATATAATTTATCTAATTGCATCTTCATAACTTTATTAAATGGCTTTTCACTCAAATAACTCTCCGAAGTACGTTTGGTTATTTACAGTCTTTTTACCAATTGCACCTCTAGTTCCGGGAATTTCTGTCCAAAACATAGAATGTTCGTCTATAAGTTTAATAGATTCTTCTTTATTTGTACAAGAGAAAATTCTATCTACTACATCTCTAAAAAAGATTCTATCATGTTTTTCTTGCACAAGCATGTTAGGCACAACACCATTATCGTATTGTCTATTTGCTTCTTGTACTGCATTAATATGACTCCATACATTATGACCCATTTGTATAGCGTAACTAAAACTATCCCAACTAGTGCTGTCTTTTTTCCTAACAATTGGTGATCCATTTTCGTCAAGCACCGGTTGATCATTCTTATCCAGTTCAACTTCGCCTGCTAGTACCTTAGGTGTACCTATCTTATTTCTATCGCCTTTGTTGTATATACATACTTCATTAACCAGTAAACCATCAGTTAACGGGCTATTTTCGAACTTAGGAAATATTCCATCTTGTACTGTAGCATTTTGAAATGTTCTAGTATCAGTTGCATATTTAAGTTCGTCTACACTCGGCAACATTCGATACGTCCATTTGCCTCTATCAGGTGTTTCGTTTGATGTATATACTTGTCCGTTAGCAGTTGCTAAGAAAGGAGAAGCACAATCAAATGTAATCATAAAACTAGGATTATAATACTTACGAACTGCTCTTTGTATGTCAGTTAGTAAACAAGCCCATTCTAATTTACTAGTACCAAGGAAGTGCATAACATCATGATAACCTTCTTGTAGCAAATTATCAAAATGAAGTGTAACTAAACGTTTTAAAACAAGATCAACATCGCACATGTTCTGACCACCCATTGACCAGCCATTAAAATGATTGTCTGGGTATTTGATTGGATCGCAGTAATCTTTCATCTGTTCATACCAGTCGTTGGCATCTTTATGTGTTTCACCTTGTAATACATTTAAGAATTTACAAGATCCGGTTCTATGTTTCATCCAGTAGTCGTTGTTGATACGTGTAGCGTTCACAGCATCTTGATATGTACTAATACCTGTTGCTTTTGCTCCTTTAGGAGAACGTGCAACCCAGGCTGGAATATCAAGTATCATTCCATAGTCCATGTAAGCATCCATCCAACGAAGAACGCCATCACGTTTTGCTTGTGCTTTAGGACAGTTGGGATCTTTCCAGTCGCCTTCCCAAACACCTTTACCAATCTGGAAGCCACCTGAGTCACCTAGTAACCAAGTGTTTTCTCTATCTCTATTACGTACCATGTCTTCTTTAGGAACAACTTTAGTTGTATCCAAGTCAGCATGTCCTGCTGAATATAAGCTCCATTTATATTGGAATTGACCTTCTTTAGCATTAAGATAATTTAAACTTTCTATACCGCTATTCCAAAAAGAAGGGATACGATCTTTAGGAACGTATTCTTCAAAACGTTGTTTACCTACATAAGTAGCATAGAAACCACTTAGTGCAGGAAGAAAGTGTGCATAATCTTCTTGTGCTTCAGTAAGATCTGTTCTCATTATTTTGTTTTCGCAGGTAGTATATAATCATAGGTTGCCATTCCGCTATTAACACTAATTTGCATAGCACCTTGATTTGAAATAGACATAGTTGTGTCGCCTGATAAGTTTAAAATAGATTTTACTTCAGATACTGGCCAAGTAAATTTACCTTGTAACGATCCGTTTACGTTATTTTGAAACACAAACTCGCCACTGTGTGTACTTTCGTCACCAAAACTAAAATACAAATCGGTTACATCACCTGTGTCTTTTGTGTACACATTAAAGTTCTCCATATCGCTATGCGCATCACTTTGTAATTTTAATCTAGCAATACTGGCTACACTTGGTGTAAATTCTACATTCCATTGAGCACCTTTAAACTTTACAGTTTTTAATTGCTCTTCAATAATTGCTTTTGCCATAAAGCGATAATTGTTTTCAAAGTCGCCTATTGAGTTTTCAAAGTGAATATGTGTTGGAACTACTTCTCCGTTACGTTCAGCCTTTACAACTTCAATTTTTGCATCTTTTTGATACTCTGGATTCTTCAAATGCAAATTTAGTTTGTCTAAATTAGTCATACCAAATGTACCAGTAAATTCTGTAACTTTATTATGCGTTGCTGCACTCATAACAACGGCTCTATTTTCAGCCATACTATTCATAGTAGTTTCGTTATCTTCGTTAGTAACCTTCACAAGACTTAAAAATCCTAGTGAATGTGTGTGTGCAACGATGTCTTGTAAAATGTCTTTCATATATATTCTCCAATCATATATAAATTATATTATCTAAGTCCTTGTTTGTCAAGAAGTTTTGTATGTTATATTTAGGTTTGTAGCCTAAGGTATTAATTATTTCTAAGTTAGCACAGGTGTACTCTCTTTCGTTCGGGGTATTTAGACGGATAGGAAGATTAGGAGCTAAGTCACGGACTTTAACAGGTATCCCTGATCCGATATCTAATTCACCTGTTATGTTACTCCATAAGCAAAGTACAATTCCTGTACATAGGTCATCTATATGTACAAAATCTCTATAGTGTGTTGTAACGTATTCAAGTTCGTTATCTATTAACTTTTGTAAAAACATTCCTTTTCTTGGTGTACTAGAATATACTGTATGAAATCTCATTCCTAATATATTGATATTACAAGCTGCTGCTTCTTCTATAACAAATTTGCTCGCAGCATAAGGATTTAGATGAGGTTCATATGCACTACTTGAACTAGCCCATATTATTCGTTTATCGTGATACCTATCAAATATTCTTTTAGATACTTCCACATTGTTACGCCAATATGCTGCTGGGTCTCCCATGCTTTCTCTTACACCACTTTTACCAGCTAAGTGTATAATCATATCAACTTCAGGAAGATCACAAGTTAGCAAGTCGTCTCCATCTTGCAAGTCTATTCCGATTATCTCGTGCTTACCTCCGGATATTAAATTATATAAGTGTGAACCTATAAATCCTTTATGACCGGTTATTAAAATTTTCATCTCTTATACTCTCATTATAAGAATCTATTTCTTCTACGATACTAAGTTTAACATTTTGTTGTTTTGCTGTACCTATTATTGCTTTTACATCTTTAGGAAGGCACTTACCACCATATCCACGCTCGGGTGTAATTGACATATGACTATGGCCAATTCTGCTATCATTTCCTACACCGAGTGCAACTTTTTCAAAATCTACACCCAAGGATTCGCATAGTTCGTATGCTTGATTAAAAAATGCAACCTTAGTAGCCAAAAAACTATTTCTTAGATATTTTGTTAAAATAAGTTCTTCGGCTTCTTGTTGTACAATGTTAATTGATTTGTTATATCCTTGATGGAATATGTCTGACCAGAAATGCGTACTGCCACCTCCCATTACCATGTATTGAATACTCTTAAAGTCTTCATCAGCAGTAGCCTCACGTAAAAATTCTGGAGAAAATGTAAAACTATACTTAGGAAACTCGTATTGTAGTTTTCGCCAGCTTTCTATACTAATAGTACTTCTAACTAAAATAGGAACATTAGGTGCTTTTTTAATTACCGGAATAAATTGATCAATATTGCATACTCCGTTAATAGTAGGAGTAGGTAAACAAATAATTAATCCGTCACAGTGTTTTAGTTTTGTTTTATATCCCAAAGGAGGATCGTAGATCATAATATCAAAGTGAGGCTGTAATAATTCAACATGTACCTTTCCTAGTACACCATATCCAGCAACTGCTATTTTCATAGATCTTTTAAAATCTGCCATGTGTCTCGCCAGTCAGTAACAGCAAACACTTTACTTGGGTGCTTTAGTAGTTTTGCAAGTGGGTAGTCATTGCCGCCGGGCAAAACTTTATCACCAAAAAAGTATAGCGTATCATGATCGTTAAATTCATAAAACACTTGCCCTTTGTCACAGCCCGTAGGGTAAATGTCTATACCTGTTTCTCCGCCTATAGTTGCAGTTATATCTTCATAATGTGAATTAATTTGGTGTGCAATCGTTTCTCGTTCACGCATACTCTCATCATGCTCGATATAAAGTTTACGTTCACCTAGCGTAGCGTTTCTGCCAACAATTGAAAAGTTTGCACATCCTGGTCGTTCTTCTATATGATTACCTGTCCGTAATACAAAACTACTTTGTTGTAGCCAACCATTGAGCATACTACGCAATGTGTCCGGCATCGTCCATTCACTTCTGCGAACGTTTACACCAGCACTCCAAATATCATTACCTGAACAATTGAATACAACTTTAGCAAGATCTATAGTATGTCCAATTTGCTCAAATGTTTTATCTCTGTCACTGCCAGTTACTAGATACACATCATTTACTAGACAGAATGTGTTAAACCATGCTTTGAAGTTTAGATCCATTAGTCCACGACTAGGAGTTAGGGTACCGTCTACATCAAAAATATATTTAATCGTCATCTTCATTTCTTACCATAAAGTGTACTTTTACAATATTGTCTTTTTGTTTCTTTACGTAAAAATCTAAACCAGTGTTAGCAAGAATTTGTGTTAGTTCACTAAGTGTTACATCATTATCGTTGGGCATTTATTCCTCGTTGCGTTACACGTTCTCTTAGATCACTGCTGCTAAATCTATGATCACGTTTGTTAAAATATAGTTCTATGCCTCTCTTTGCACAAGTAGATCTACCTGTGAAAGTTTTATTTTTATACTCTTCTCCTAGTATTCTAACATGAATTGTGTACATTGTCAAGATATCTTCTAGATCTTTTTCACTATTATACGGAATTATTTCATCTACATATTTTATTCCATTTAATTGTGTATAACGCTCAACAACAGTTTGAACTGGAGCGTTCTTTTCAGGCCTATCTATACTAGGATCTGTTTGTAATCCTACTATAAGATAGTCGCATTGATCTTTTGCTTCACGCAACATAGTAACATGTCCTGCGTGAAGTAAATCGAAGGTCGATGCGGTGAAACCAATTCTCATTGTTTTTTACTTTCTTCTGCTATTTTTTCCCAATACTCTTCTAGTGATAGTTTAGGCATTGCTGCTAAACGCTTTTCATTTTCTATTCTATGTTTGCGGGCTTGTCTAATACCCCACCAAAACCATAGCCGCCAAAATATTTTTGTAGATGTAAGCCAATCTTTTATTCGTACCAATGAAATTTATTCCTTTTACCAAAACCCATATGATTATCGTATCTACGAATTGCGTGATTAATAATTGTCCATTTAACCCAACTGTCTTGACAATGACCTTTTTGCCACCAAAATAATCTATCTATAATAGGAACAATATGCCATTTACGATCACGTTTTCTTTGCCACATCCTTGCACTTATAGTTTGATTATTTCTGCCACCAAACACTGTATTCCAAAAAATACTCCATGCTACGAATATTCTTTTAAAATACCGTTTCATTAAAACCCAAGTTTATCTTTAATTAATCTATAATCTTCGCTATATGTTGATTTTATTATTCTCGGTAATGTAGATAAATTTTCAAGGTCATTTCCAAGTGTACTAATACTATACGATGATAAGGGTAGACTTTCTGCAATATTATATTTTTTGTTTAAAGACTCTAAGTTATCATAATAGTAAAATTCTATATTAGCTTTTGTTTTGCGAAGTAAATTTGCTATCCACGTATTTTGTAAACTAGTATTATCGTCATACATTAGTGTATTAGCATAATCATCTAAAACTTGCTGTTCAAGATCGACATCACCGCTTGTATATTTTACTACATTATCAATCCAACGAGTTAGAGGATCTCTTAATATAACAACATACTGACTGTAATCTTTACGGACAATATCTCCAGTTTCAGAAATATTATCCTTTAGCCAATCATCTGCGTTACCTGGTATCCACATAAATGCTACACCATCTTTTACGCTACAATCCATTTTCTCTCTCCCAAAGCCATTCATGACAGTAAAACATAACACTGCCTGCTGGAATACTTGCAAGAGATAAACCCAATGTATACATAAGATCACCTCCGGTTAGTAATGCATAAGACATAAACCAAATAAGCCCAGTTAGTTGCCAAGTGCAAGTTTTTATAATACGCCTATAATTCATTTAATCTCCAAATTCAAACAAACTGCCGAACGTAGTATGCTGTTTAGTATCTTCTAATGGATAGTTAAGCACACCAATTAAGTTATCTAATTTGTTGTCAATAATAGTTTCTGCCATTGCATCATCATCAAATGGCAATTCCTTAAACCAATCTGGCAAGCGTAGTTCATCTGTTGGATACGCAACGCTAGTATAGCCTAACGGATTTGGTTTTAATTTACAAACAATAACTTTCATACCATCTACTATCTCTTGCGAATATTTATCGCCGTTCATACGCTTGAGTGTATTCCAGTTTATTGAAGCTCGAACGTGTCCTGGCATATTTGCTCTGCCTTGCTTTTCTTCAAGACGTTGATAATGACCTACTTTATTTGCACGTTTGGGAGAACCTTTTTCCCAACCTGGGCGATTACTAAATTCTTTACGGAATTCTGTAATACTATCAAGTATTTCTTTTTGTGGTACATCAGTAAGCACCATAAGCAATAGCTCACTTAAAAACTGCTGCATAAAAACCGGAGTATCCGAACGGCGCAAGTCCAAGCCCATTGCTTTTACTTTGCCCGGCTTTCCGTCTGTATCACTTCTAAAGCCTTCTATGTCATACACAAGTGCAGCGTAACGCTTCTTAGTAATATATAAGCCGGATTCTGCTACAATTTCTCTTGCTGCTGCAATAACATCTGAACGGCTTTTAGGGCAATGAAATGCTTGCATCATAAAGTCTGGAAACGTTGCATTTGCTGCTTCGCATACCTGATCATACAGTTTGATTACATTGTCTTTGTCCCACGGCAAGTTACCTGCATCAATTTCACTTTTAAGCGTAGGATATCCACTAAAATAACAAGAGTCAGTGTCGCCGTATATCATTGCTTCACCAACATGATCATACGTGCCTGTAATGACCTTGTTTACTTCTGCTGACATATGTTTAACAATAGTACGTCCTGTTAGTGTAGTAGACTGCCCAATACGTTTATCGAAAAAACGGCACCCAGGGTTGAGAATAGCACCATACAAACTGTTCAAGTTAATCTTCTTAACCAACTGACGTTTGTCCCAGTATTCAATCTCTGCTGTGTTACCTGCGTCTTTTGCTTTCTTCAGCATTTTCTGCAAGTCTTTACGTTCGCTATACCAGCGTTTTAAGATACCCGGAATAACGCCTTCGAACTCTGTTGTAAATATAGTACCGTTTGAACTAAGCATCCAAGGTTGATTACTATCAAAGATTAATTTGTGTATTTCAGCACCGCTTAGTACGTCACTACCACCGTTTTCCCAGTCAATAGTAAGTGCAATGTCCTTGCGTTGCTCCATAACTGCTTCGTATTCTTCTGTGCTAAAACGCCCTTCCCAACTGCCTGCAAAAGATTTTTTCTTTAGACCCATGTCTTCTGTTACACGAGCATCTGATATTTCAGGACGTATTTGTCCTACAACTGTTTCAGGTGCCATATTCAATGCACGAATCACACTCGGATACAGTGAGTTCAAATCCATCGAACCAATCCACTTGTGCAATCCCTTCTTTGGAAATGCAACATATGCACCTGCTGCTTGTGTGTTTTCGTCATCACGCTTTGGACGATTAGGAACCTGTAATCCTCTGTGATGTGCTTCATTAACAATAGCTTGTTCTGTAACAGCAACAGCGCCCATTGTAGTGGCTAGCAAAACAGTGTTTGCATGTGCTAGTTCGTTTGACAGATCAATAAAACGTAGTTTCTTATCTAATTTGTCAAGTAGTGCAGTATCCTGAATGTTATATTCAATAAACTTACGGAAGTCATTGTTATATAGTTGATCAAGTGTGCCTTCATATGGCACTTTGTTTTCACCTACTTCGATCTCGCCAATTGCATCCAATCGATATGAGTGACGTTCTTCGTATGTGTACTTGCGATACAGTTCTAAACTGTCTAAGTGTACACGACCTACTAAGTCAAATGTAACTGCTTGCTTCCCGTATTTTTCATATTCACGCTTCTTAGGCAGTTGTCCCCACAAGCAAAAACGTCTAGTGTCATCTTTGCTTAGTACACGCATAGTTCTGTTTACAGTATACGGAATATCATAACCTTCTGAGTTCCAACCGCTTAAAATATCAGCGTCTTCGATTAGCGTTAAGAAAGTGTCGATCATATCGCCTTCACGTTCAAACAGCATTACATTTTCAATACCTTCAAGTTCTGCTTTTGCTTGATCCATTGTAAGTGTTTTTGGCGGCACTGCTAAACACACCATTGTTTCTAACCACTGTAAGTATACAGATATAGAAGTAATAGGCATAAATGGATCAGCAGGATCAGCAAACCCACGCTCTGGATCAAAGTCAGTCTCAATATCGAAGAACGCAATATTAAGTTTAGGCGCATCTTGATTGAGGTAGTTTTCAGATAATGACTGAAATATTGGATTAATATCACTCTCAAAAAGTTCCTTGCCTTTGTTTATTGCTACTTCTTTACGAAAGTCTTTTGTATTCTTGCATACAACTCTACTAAGAGGATCTCCGTACACACTCTTGTACTTGCCTCTTGGGTCTTTATAATAAAATGTATATTTTGCTTGATATTCGCGGTATTCTCTTTTACCGTCTTTGCGTTCAACTACACGGATCATATCTTGATCACGATCAAACAATGCGTCTACATAACTCATTCATTCTCCTGTTGCTTGTGGCCAACTAACCTTCTACCTGTCCGTGAGTGGACGACTCTATAATATATATTACAGTATGAATAACTGCACCATAGCAATTGAGTTCATTACAACAAACCAACTACATAGCACAATTGCAAATGCTGCTTTTCTAATAACTGTACTAACTACACCAAGTATACTACCAATTAAGTATAATGGAATAAAAAGTTCTGTTGCAGGATCAAGCACTGTAAATGTAAGTATAGCACTTGCTGCAATCAAAACTGTTGTTTCTACCATTTCGCAATAAAATGCTAGAGGAGAAAGCCTGTAACTTTCTTTACAAAAGTCTATGACAGACTTTATCACTTGTCGACGCCAACTGTAGCAACAATAGTTTCCAAGTCTTCAAACTCGTCTTGATGCTTGTCCCAGTCACGTTTCATTGCAACTTTAATTGCTTTATTAATAAGAGAAGGCTTTACGTTCAATTCTTCTGCTACTGCCTTTACAGTATCTTTAAGTCCTGCGTTTAGATCTTCAATTTCTTGTAAAACAGTTACGCCTTCTTTGACTAGACGTTCTAGTTTTGCTTTTTCTTCTTGCCCGTAGGTACGATCACTCATATAAATACTCCTTATATGATTATTATATATGCATTAAGGATAAAAGTCAAGTGTTATTACCACTTGACGGAAAGTTTTTTTGTAAGATCTCTTTGGGCTTTTACAGCGTTCATACAATTTAGTATACGCTTTGTTTTTTCGTAAGGGCGATGATAGTGATGCTTTGAATCCCATGTTTTATCTGCATCCATTTCTTTGCGTAGTTCACTACCTAGTAATTGTTCTATATACCGCAAATCGTCTTCAGTTAAGTTTTCAAATTGTTTAGCAACCATTGGATCCCCCTTATTGGCTATGAGTTATTTATCTTTGCCCAAAGTACTTCAAAATCTTCCGAGTATGCATAAAGGGGCGCTCCGTCTGCACCATCCGACCAGAGTCGTTTAAAATACCCGTCGGCACAATCTATTACTGTTTCGGGAGATGCGTTAAGATGGCCTTTGACCATATAAAATAATCTATATTCCTCTTTAAGGTCATTTCTTAACATAACGTATTTAACTGATAGTATAAGTTAGAGCGCTAACATTACTCAAATACGCCTGGTGAATTGTATGTAATTATTTCAAATCCTTTAAGCTCTTGTTTGTAACTATACATATCACCTAGTATAAGATAATTAAATCCTTGCTCTCTAAAGTATGCACATTCACTACGTAAACTTTTGTAACCTAATTTAAGTTTAGGATTTTTATAATTCCACGCAAATTGATCAGCATGAGCAATCTTTTTACTTGGATACACATAATAACAACTCCATGCTGCTAGTTCATCGTTGTCGTAATATCCAAACACTGTTCCTCGAGTCCAGTCCTCTCTGTATATAGGATAAATGCTATCAAATTTTTTATACTCTATATACTCTTTATATATATTTTCACATTCAGTAAAGTGAGAATCGTCGAGTAGTTTAAAGTCTATAGTTTTATATTTTGTCTTTTGTAAATTAAGTCGAGTAGTCATCTACTTTGCACATCTTTTTTATAATCTTCAGGCCAGTACTTGTAGTATCCTAATGAGTCAAGATGCTTACGTGCTTCTTCTAGTTTAGAACGCTCTTGTAGTAGAACAAGTCCGTGCTCGCCATTGTTTAAAACGACAGTGTCAATTTCTTCAACTTCGTCTGGATGATCTTCAAGCGCAACAAGACCCCAGTTATTTAGAACTTTTCGCTGTACACTTTCTACTAATTCTGTAAGTTCGTATGCAGATATTTTGGTAGGGTCAAATGCAAAAATTATGACTTCTTTACCGGGCCACTGATATGCATAATTACTTAATTCTGTCTTAAGATTATATGCTACGGGATCTTTTATTTCTTTAACCAATACATTTCCTTCTATCCAAGATTTTTTAGCATATGGACAAGGAGGAAGATTATTAAAGACTGGATTGGGTTTACTTAAATGATTTAAGATCCAGTCTTTAATATTTGCATTAAGTTCGTTCATTCTTTTCGTTTAACTTGCGTAGTAACATTTCTTTAATGCTGCTTTCATACGCTTTGCCCTTATGTTTTTCTTTACGTGGTAGAACTTTTTTCTTCTGTTTGTGAGCGCCCCCTGCTCCACTACGTCTTAGTGCGTCAAGATCTTTTGAACTTGGATCTCTTGGTTTTGGTGTTTCTTGTGCTTCACCTATTTTAGCCATAAATTGATCAAATGCTTGTTTCTTTGCAGGATCACCTGCTATTTGTTGTAGTTGTTTAGTGTGCTGTTGTAAGAACACTTTCCAACTAACTGCTTTCTTTTTTGCTAAAGCAGGATCTGCCTTAGTTGTAGGTGCTGCCTTGTTAGGTTTACCAGATCCACCGACAACATCTTTAACTTTTTTCTCAAATGAATCTGGAGCTAATGCACCTTTAGTTGCTAATTTATATCCTTTTTGTAGGATAGAATCATTATCTTCTTCACCTACAAGTTTACCCGTATCTGGATGATTAGTACGTCCAGGTTTTGCTTTAGGCATTTTTCCACCATGTCTTGATTGCTCACCTGGCTTACCTGCTCTAGTTTCATCTATACGTACACCTGCTAGTGCAGCAAAGTCAGCCACACTATCGATACCCAATGGCATGCTACCTGGCGCAACTTCAACACTTTCTTTTACATAATCTTTTGTAGGCGCTGCTTCTACGGAGCTATTAGCTGCACCTGTCAACTTTGCTAAATCAGCATTTCTATCTGTTGGTTCAATTTCAAAAAGAGTGTGTTGTAGTTTATGCCAGTCCATAACTTTTCCTTAATCACACTTGCATGAGCCCGGCTCACCGCGTGGTACGCCTGCTACTTTACGACAGCCTTTCCAGCACTTCTTGTAGATTTTGCTGTTGCCGTGACGCTTACCTTCTGGCAGATTTGCTAGTTCTTTTTTCTCGGTAGCAGTTAACATAGTTTTGCCACATTCGTTGCAAGTTTGTGTTGCTTCAGAAAGTTTGGCTGCTAGTTTGTTTTGGAGTGATTCTTTTTTTAGATCGTTTTTGCCTTTGCCATCTGCTGCATAGTCTGGTACCATTTTTCCTGTTTTAGGATCTTTTACCATTTTCTTTTTGGCTTCTTTAACTGCCGGCTTTTTATCTTTCTTGCCATGGTCCATTACTTTTTTACCAATAGCAGTTAGTGTACCGTCTTTGTTATACATTTTGTCTACAAGCTTTTTATCTTCAGGTGATAATGTTTCGTTTACTGCATTGCAGTTACAGTGAGGACAACTTGGTTTACAAGTACAATCTTCTGCTTTTACGTCAGCACCGCAACACTTGTCTGAACAATGTGTATCTTTTGCTTCTTTTACAGGATTAAGTGCATCTGGTTCCATTGGTTCACTTGCTTCTTCGTAATCCATATGATGATATACGCTACTAATCATATCAGCTGATTTAGTAATTTTAGATTGTACCCAACCTTCTAGGCCTTCTGCTTCGCTAACACCTTTTAAGATGTCGTGTAGTTTAATAGCATACTTTGCTAATTTATATAGTTCACTGCGGGCCATTTGCACTTCGTGATCACGCTCTGCACGATCTGCTAATTCTCCCAGGCCTTCGCTAATCTCTTGTTCTCTCATGAGTTACTCCGTAATACGTTATAGTGTATTTATGCCTTTTTCTTAGTCTTGCGTTTTTTCATGTTGCCGCTTAGGACAGCATTATCACCGTCTAATGCATTTGGTACAGTACCGTCTGGATTGCGCTTAATTGGTTTCATACCTATTGGTTGTACAACAACACTGACTGCGGATGCTGTATTTTCAGTTATAATTTCATTCATCTTCATATTAAAATTTTCCCATATTAAAACTTGTTTCGGGATCAAGTATACGCTGCGAATGTTTTCGCCAAAACTCATTACGTTCGTTAGTAGAGGTTCTATTTGCCTCGTGAAATTTACTCATTTTACAATAAAATGCTACTTCTTCTTCCGTCCTGATTTCATGTTTGCGCACCAATGGTACATCCTCCCTTTTTCGCCACCTGCTTTGGCCTTCTTACGCAGGGATGTAACACTTCCGTTACAACTAGCACCTGAGCGTTTTACACGTCCTGGTCTGCTTTTGCCTTTTTTCTTACCGTCAGCAAAGTTTTCTTTTACTTTTGGATCATAATCCTGTAGTGACTTACGTATCATTCTTTCAGCTCGTAAGTATACTTGCCTAGCACGATCGATACTTGTGCCAATTTCATCTCCAATTTGCTTGAATGTCATGTTATGTTGATAACGCATTATAAAGACATCTACTAAACGCTCACCGTTTGTTGCGTTCTTAGATATTTTTTCTAATGCGTTTTTTAGATCAATAGTTGTTATGCCTTCATTAAAGTTTTCATTCAATCCAAGTTGATCAACCATTATTTCTAACGCTGAATCTACATCATTTAAACCATTTTCTTCTTTTGTTTTCTCATACCAACTTCTTACAAAGTTTGATGCTGAGTGTCCATAAGTATCTGGAGCCATCATCATTTGATAAAGAACTTGATCAGGTGCTTCTCGTTGAGATCTAACAAATTTTCTAAGACTATTTAAGTCTGTACTTTCATTATAT